GTATGAAGGTAATGAAGGGTGACCTCAATTACTACTATGACGCAGACGAAGACATTCAAAAAGTTATTATGCAGATTGAATACAGGAAAGCATTGAGAGATACATTAAAGGAGATCATGGAAAATATTAAGTGGAGACACCAAAATATCGGTAACATGATCAAGTGGAGACAATTCGTTAGCGGAGTCTAATATGGCCGATATAACAATTAACAATAAGAATTATGTGTACATTAACGTAGACTGTGAAGGTGGCATTGCTAATGAATTAGTAGATCACTTTACATTCTTTGTACCGAACTATAAGTTTACCCCTGCATTTAAGAGTAAGATGTGGGATGGAAAGATACGTCTATTCAATTCTAGAAGTGGAGAGTTGTATGGTGGATTGTATCAATACGTTGTAGAGTTTGCAGCAGTACGTGGATATTCAATTGAATGTCTCGATTCAGACTATTATGGTCGTCCTGATTCATTCGATGGTATTACGATAGAAGAGTGCGTAGAGTATGCATCAAGTCTTGATTTACGGGCAGGTGAGAATAAGATCGAAGCTCGTGATTATCAGATAGCGGCATTTCAACATGCATTAGAACGTAAGAGAGCCCTACTATTAAGTCCTACTGCTTCTGGTAAGTCATTAATCATCTATAAGTTAATCAGATGGTATATGGATAATAAGAATAAAAACATATTAATCATTGTACCGACTACTTCACTTGTAGAGCAATTAGCATCCGACTTTACAGATTACTATGGCGATTACTTCGATGTACATAAGATCTACTCTGGTAAAGAGAAAGAAAACTATAAGCAACGTGTTGTAATTACTACATGGCAATCAATCTATAAGTTGCAGGCTGGATGGTTTAAAGACTTTGGTATGGTTATCGGAGATGAGGCTCATCAGTTTAAGGCTAAGAGTTTGACGGCAATTATGACAAAGCTATATAATGCAGAGTATAGAATTGGTACGACTGGTACATTAGATGGAATGGAAACTAATGCACTAACACTACAGGGTTTATTCGGTCCTATTAAGCAAGTAACTACTACTAAGAACTTAATGGATAATGATGACATAGCTAACTTGGATATCCAAATGCTAATCATGAAGTACCCTGAAGACGAATGCAAAGCATTCGGTAAGAAGACTTACGCAGAAGAAATGGATTATATTGTAAGACATGCTAAGAGAAATAACTTTATTAAGAACTTAGCAATAGACCAGGATGGTAATACTTTGGTGCTGTTCCAATACGTTAATAAACATGGTAAGGTATTGCATGATTTAATAACAAAAGCGGCTCATGAGAAGAGAAAGATCTTCTTTGTGTCGGGTGCTACTGGAGTAGACGATCGTGAAAAGGTCAGGGAAATTACCGAGAAGCAAAAGAATGCTATCATTGTTGCTTCGTATGGGGTATTCTCTACTGGTATTAATATTCGTAATATTCATAATATTATATTTTCTTCTCCCAGTAAGAGCCAAGTCAGGGTCATGCAAAGCGTCGGACGAGGACTAAGAAAGTCTGATGATGGATCTGATACGTTCCTATTTGACATTACAGATGATCTACATCATAAGAAGCGTAAGAACTATACACTCAACCATGGGGCGGAACGCATAAAGATGTACTCCAAAGAGAAGTTTAAATACCAAATCTACGAAGTAAAGCTTTAGCTTTTAAGACACAATAATGTGTTAGAGCCCCCCCAAAGACACATCTTTATTATACACCCAAACGGGCTAAAGGTCAACAAAAATATTAATTAAATTTAGCTGTTGACCTGATCCTGTATTCATGGGATAATATACTATAACTTAATCATACAGAGGTTTTTAACTGTGAAGAAAAATGAAAAGGAACACTACGTAAACAATAGAGACTTTTCTAATGCTGTAGTCGAACATGTGACTAGTGTCAATGAAGCAATTGCTGCTGAGTCTGATATACCAAGAGTTACTAATTACATTGCAACTTGTTTCATGAAAATATCAGAAGGCTTGTCTCATAAATCTAACTTTATTCGTTACTCTTATCGTGATGAGATGGTAATGGATGCTGTAGAGAATTGTCTTAAAGCGATTAAGAACTACAATGTAGAAGCTGCTACACGATCCGGAAAGCCTAATGCATTTGCATACTTTACACAGATATCATGGTTTGCATTCCTACGACGTATTGCTAAAGAAAAGCGCCAGAATGATATTAAGTTTAAGTACATTGAAATGTCTGGGTTTGATCAATTTGTTACAGCAGATGAAAATGGTGATTATGATCCAGCATTCATTGAAGAGCTACGATCAGCTCATGCTACGTATCAGAACCAAACGGATGCTACTGATAAGCAGCCATATGTAAAGCATAAGATATTGAGTCAGGGTAAGAACCTCGGTAAGTTTATGGAACCTGAAGTTAATGGATTAGATGTAGACGTTGCTATTGTAGATGAAGCAGAGTAAGTCGGCTTCGTTATTAGAGGGGTCGTTGAATGTATTCAGCGGCTTCATCTTCTCGTTTATTATTTGGGCCTTTATAGTATCACCATTGTTTGGTATAGAAACCACTATGCTTGATAACCTAGGCATTACATCTATCTTCACATTATTCTCTCTAGCACGAGGATATGCATGGCGAAGATTATTTAATTATTATTCGAAATAACTGTTGTACTTTGATAGGAACTATGCTATAATAGCCCTATATTATATTAATGAGTAATACATATGTTAGTAGCAATTCTTAATGACACCCACTGCGGTATCAGAAACTCTTCTGATGTCTTTTTGGATTATCAAAAGGTATTCTATGAGGATGTCTTCTTTCCACATTGTATCAAGCATGATATTAAGCAAGTAATTCACTTAGGTGACTATTACGACCATCGTAAGTTTGTAAACTTCAAAGCACTAAACCATAATAGAGAAATCTTCCTTAATCCGTTGAAGAAGAACGGTATGATGATGGATATCATTCCTGGTAACCATGACGTCTTTTATAAAAATACTAATGAGTTGAACTCTCTGAAAGAGTTACTCGGGTACTATATCAATAACGTTAACATCATTATGAAGCCTACTGTAATGAAATACGGCTCTCTTGATATGGCTTTAGTCCCTTGGATTAATAACCAGAACTATGCTGAGTACATGGCCTGGATCAAATCTTGTAAGGCAAAGGTTATTGGAGCTCACCTTGAGTTAAATAACTTTGAAATGATGAGAGGTATTCCTTCTCACTCTGGTATGAATGCAGATCTATTCTCGCACTTTGATACAGTATTATCTGGTCATTATCATACTAAATCTTCTAAGGGTAATATTCATTACCTTGGATCTCAGATGGAATTCTATTGGAACGATGCAGATGATCCAAAGTACTTCCACGTACTTGATACAGAAACTCTTGAAATAACTCCTGTACTAAACCCACATAAAATGTTTCATAAGCTAGAATGGCGTAATGGATGTGACTATGACTTATCTCAAGTAACAGATAAGTTTGTAAAGGTTATAGTATCAGAGAAGAGTGACCCTTACTTATTCGATAAATTCATTGATGAAGTTAATACATACAATCCACATGAGCTAAAGATCGCAGAGACCTTTGATGAGTTCATGGGAGAGAATGTAGATACTGATGTTGTGTCCGTAGAAGATACATCTACTCTCTTAAATGATTATGTAGATGCAGTGGATACAGAGTTGAATAAAGATCGAATAAAGGGTATAATAAAGCTTCTATACACTGAAGCATCAAACATGGAAATCACATGATGGGACAAATACCATTAGTACTAGAACATAGTATGAGTTCTGGATACTATACTGAACAACTGACGATGGATCTATCTGATCGGAACGAATATGTTACGGCTACATCTAATGTATGGGGTACTATTAGCGATATCACAATCAATTCGTATGTTAGCAATATCACACCAATTTTGAGTATTCAAGCTGATTCTAAGATAGTGTTTCATGATGAGAAGCCATCGTTTATAAAACGTCAGTTGTTCAAAGCCTTAGGATTCGAGTGGAAGTAATATGATAATTTTTAGACAAATAAGATGGAAGAACTTCCTATCGACTGGTGATAATGAAACTGTTATTCAGTTAGATAGATCTCCTACTACATTAATCGTAGGGCATAATGGTGCAGGTAAGTCTACATTGTTAGATGCTATATCATTTGCGTTGTTTGGTAAGCCTCATCGTGATATCAATAAGCCTGCACTACTTAACTCTATCAATAAAAAGAACTGTGAAGTAGCGGTTACGTTTGAAATTGGTAAGCATAAGTTTGAAATCAAGCGAGGCATCAAGCCTGGTATCTTCGAGATCTGGCAGAATGGTCATATGATCAATCAGGCCAGTACTACACGTGACTATCAAAAGTATCTCGAGCAGAACATCCTTAAACTTAACCACAAATCCTTCCATCAGATTGTTGTATTAGGATCGTCTTCATTCGTTCCATTCATGCAATTGAAGTCAGCATATCGACGTGAAGTGATTGAGGATCTATTAGACATCAACATCTTCTCAAAGATGAATGGTCTATTGAAAGAAAACTCTGCTCGTATTAAAGAGAACTATAAGTCTATCACACATGAGATTGATATACAGTCTTCTAAGATAAAGATGCAATCTAAGTACATTACTGATATGACTGCAGCATCTGCTTCTATTGTAGAGTCTAAACGTGTGACTATGTCCGAATACGTGGCAGAAAAGACTGCATTTATACGTCATGGTCATACACTATCAGATCAGTATGACGAGTATCATGCTACTACTGAAGATGCATTAGATGTTGTATCAGATCTAAAGGCAGCTTTGAATATGGATCTTCATACATTGAATGGTGACTTAAAGTCTCTTATGAAGGAATCAAAGTTCTATTCATCTAATACAGAATGTCCTTCATGTACACAGACTATCGATGAATCGTTACGTAAATCGAAGATTACTGATATATCTGCAGTAGCTAAGGGTCATCTAGGTAATAAGAAAACGTTAGAAATTGAGCTTAAAAGTGTCATTGAGTCTATTGATAGTGTAGCATCATTGCTTAAAAAGAAGAGAGATCTTGCTCAAGATATAAAGCTAAACGATATTAACATCAATAATATGCAAAGTAATATCATATCATTGGATGCAGATATTAGTAGCTGTACTACAAGTAATGATGACATCAGTAATGCTAAGATTGAGTTGAATGAATTACAGGATGCTAAGATTGAGCTCTCAGATCGTAAGTATGAGATCAATGATGAGATTTCATATGGTATTGTGATAGCAGAAATGTTAAAGGATACAGGTATCAAGACTAAGGTCATAAAAGAATATCTACCTATAATGAATAAGCTAATCAATAACTATCTACAGATCCTCGACTTCTTTGTATCATTTAACTTAGATGAAAACTTTGATGAGAGTATTCGCTCACGTCATAGGGATAACTTCTCTTACGAATCATTCAGTGAGGGAGAGAAGTCTCGTATAGATTTGGCACTTATGTTTACATGGCGTCAGATTGCTCGTATGAAGAACTCTACAAATACTAACCTTCTGATCTTGGATGAGACATTTGACTCATCTATGGATCATGATGGAGTAGAGAATCTAATGAAGATACTGAACACATTAGATACTGGTACAAACGTTTTCGTTATCTCTCATAAGGGCGAGATACTTGAAAGCAAATTCCGTAGCAAGATTGAATTCGTAAAGGATCATAACTTTTCGAAAATAAAAGCTTAAATCGCTTGACCTCATACGTCAAATGAGGTATAATTATATTAATGAATAACA